GGATAAAAGCCTAACAGATGGAGCTAAACTCCATTTTGGATATATTACAGCTTTATGTAAAAACGAGGGCTATTGTTGGGCTACAAATGAACAGTTAGCCGAGGTACAAGGAAAGTCAAAAAAAACCATATCAGGATATAATACCGAGCTTAAGAATAATGGGCATATAATCATTGAAGATAATCGCATACCATACAAAACAAAAGAAGATAAGCTCCTATGGAAAAACTGTAAAAAAATATATGTAGATATAGCGTTTATTAGGAAAGAAATTATCAAGAAAGCCGAGACGATAGTAACAAAAACGTTACCTTCCATGGATAGTAACGAAAACGTTACTCCATTAAGTATAAAAGATAAGTATAAAAAATCGATCGAGCGAGAATCTTTAGAAAATATAGAATTAAAGGAACTTGGTATAGACTCAATTGCGATAAACTTTTCTAAGAAATACTCAAAAGAAAAGATCGACATAGCAATATACAATATGAAAACAGCTAAATATGATAATCCGAGTAAGTACTTCACGGCTATTTTAAAAAATCCCGATTTAACAAAGAATGTTAATAAAGAAGATAATATTGAAAAGAATAAGATAACAGCTATAGAGCTTAATAAGAAATATAATGAAGTCGTTTTACAGGGGGTTAAGATATATATTGAAGTTTGCAAAGATTATTTTGAAATAATAGCGAATGGTCAGATGGTTATAAATTTGAGATATGATAATAAGATATTCGAAGAGTTATTGAAAAAGCCGTTAGAGAAAATAGAAAGATTAAAGGATTAAGGGACGCTAGGTAGGGGTAGGTTAAGCTTAAATAGTTTTTATATAAAAACACACGTTGGATAAAAACAAGTCCCGACAAGGGACGTTAAAGGAGATTGGATATTAAGAGCTATTTTGAAATAATGGAAGAAGAAGGGGTTAGAGTGTGCGACATAACAGAAAAAGAATATATGTTCTGCCCTGTTGACTATGTTGACGATACTATCGCTATGTATAAAAGAGCCTATGGAAATTCTAAAATAATAAGAAAAGGAAACCTGAGATAACACATCTGCTAATTTATTGTTCAGGAGGCTAGTTACACTTAATAAAATATAAGAAATCAGTACAGATTAAAATCTTGTTATGGTAATATAAGTACTTAGAACGACGCTAGGATGCGTTTTATAAAAAACTTTGGAGAGGGAATATGGATGAGATTAAAAAGTCAGTAGAAGCCATAGAGCTTAAGTTTCAAGTTATGCTTGAAGATTTTGAGAAAATGAAACGAGGTAATTATGCGGCAGGTCAAAGATGTAGAGTTGAAAGCGTAAAGCTAGAAAAAGAATTCAAAATTTTTCGTAAGGTTTCGATGGTGAAATTACCAAGAATAAGAAAATCTAGAAAATCTAAAAAGGGGCAAAAATGACGATACAAGCTCAGGAATTAGCAGTTAGAGAAGATTTATTTAAATTCGTTGATAATATCGATAAAAGAATAGAAAACAAGGATCCATATTTAAATTCAATAGATTTGAGATTAAAGGATATCGCGTTAGATATTCTTTATGGAACTGGGGAGCATGACAAGCCAGAGGTCCTTAAGACCTTGAATCAAATAAAAGAGTATACTGGCTCACCAGATCTTTTTTGTCCAGAATCAATTATGAAAGTAATAGCGAATTTAAGATTTTTAATGGGGGAATAGCAATGGACTGGAATTATCTTAGACGTATTTTAACTGTGTTCTTAAGCTCTTTTGTCGTATGTCATATATGCACAAGATCAATGCCGTTTCAACGGCAAATACAGTGGTCTATGCTAGCCGTAGGGATATATATAGTAGTCTATATAGTTAAGACATTAAGTGGAGAAAAAGTATGATATTAAAAGCGATCACAAGAATTTTAATAGAAAAATCGTCTTATATGACTGGAAGATCAACAGTGATAATTTTGCGGATGATAATTGACATAATGAAATCAGATAAAAAGATGATTATATCAACAAAAAAGGCTTTGTCTGATAAATATTGCTTTTCTCCGCCGTGTGTAACAATGGCTTTATCTAATGCCAGTAAGATGAACATATTAAATGTAGATTCTCCAGAGAATGGATGCACAGGGGTAAAGATCAACATAAACAAGGAATTTCTGAGATGAAAGAGAAGCCAGACTTAAGTTTTTTATTTGAGATGTTGTTGAAAAAATGGTCTAGCTTTTTAAATCAATATGACATTGTTATAGTCACCTACTTATTTAACCAGATCATAAAGAGTGATTTTTATAGCGTTAGTGACACAATGGATTCTATTGTTCACGGTAGCAAATCAAGCGTGCCTACTCTCAGGAGGTGTTTTGATAAGGTTTCTACATTTAAAATATTGTATATTAAATTTGACGCGCAGGGAAAATATGTTGTAAGATTTGGCGACAAGGTGCGGCAAGAAATAGCTAAAAAATACGGAGCTATTAAATTATGAGTGAAAATAAAGCATTGATGAGTAGAGCAGACCTCTTAGGGAGGTTAAGCGAGCTAGAAAAAGAAGATATGAGCCAATCTGATGATATAGAGTCATATTTATTATTATTAAAGTGGGCGCATTGTGAAGTTGAAAGATTAGAATCAGATTTAGAGAGTAAAAAAGATTTTGATAATTATTTAATTGAAGAGATCGAGATTTATAAAGCTCAGCTTGAAGACTCAAAAAATGCCAACGGAAGATTAAACACAGTAATAGAAAGCCAAAATTCTTTAATAGAATATTATTTTAAGGAAGAAGAAGAAAGGATTGAAGAAGATGTTAGAGATTTTGAAGATATAAAGCGTGGGTATAGTGTTCTATACAATGATTTAAAGGGTCTTTTAGATGTTTAAACGAGGTATAGACATGTTTATTGGTATTAAAGGCAAGAGTGAGCTATTACACGACATAGCGTTATTAGAGAAAGAAGTAGAAAGTTTAAAGAAGCAGTTGTCTGATTATAAAAAAACCACAATCAAATATAACGGTCATAAAGTATTATTTAAAGACATAGCGGGCGAGTTTAATAATCTTGATATAGGCATCTAATGGCGTTTAAGATAAAGCATAATAATAGATCAAAGTATAATTCAGAAAAAACGAAGCTAGACGGTAAAAGTTTCGATTCAAAAAAAGAAGCTAGGTATTATATAGCACTAAAGGAGCGTCAAAAAACTGGTGAGATTGTATTTTTCTTACGTCAAGTACCATTTGATTTGCCAGGAAATATAAAATATAAACTTGATTTTCTAGAATTTCATTCTGATGGAACAGTTGTTTTTACAGAAGTTAAAGGGTACATGACTCCTCTAGGAAAACTTAAGATTCAGCAGTCAGAGGAGCTTTACAATATTCATATTAATGTTATATGATTAATAGACAGCATTAATCTTGAGGTTGTAATGGAAGAGTTTATATGCAAAAATTGCGGGATATTATTTAAAGCTTATAAGCTTAGAGGTAAAGACAGGGTATTCTGTTCTTTTGATTGTAAGTCGGAGTTTTCTCATATTTTTAAGGAATGTGAATTTTGCGGAAAAACATTTAAAACATTAAGATGTCACAATCATAGGTTTTGTTCACAAAAGTGTTCTAATTCAAAAACAATGAAAGAAAGATCTTTAAAAACTAAAAAAGCATTATGTAAGTGTATTCAATGCGGAAAGATTTGGTATATAAAAGAAAGTGAAAAAAGAGTCCGAGAAAAACACGGAAAAACCATAAAATTTTGCTCATTAGAATGTTATAAAAAAAATAAAGAAAGAGTAACAAAATGTTCTTTTTGTGGAAAAAATTTCAATTCTAAAAGAACAAGTACAAACTTTTGTTCTAAAGATTGTTATTGCAAATGGAAAATAAATAAACATTTAGATAATCCAGGAAGCTGGTATGAGAATGGGTATAAGGTTATTTACATAGGCGGTGGGAAAGGCGTTAAAGAACATATAAAAATAATGGAAGACTATATCGGAAGAAAAATTGATGTCAAAAATGAAAACGTACATCATATAAATAAAATTAGAGATGATAATAGACTGGAAAATTTAAAATTAATGACCAAAGAAGAACATTCCAGACTTCACAGAAAAAAAGAGATATTTGAAGGTAAGCCTTTGTTTGGCAGAGACTACTAGAAAAAGCAAGTCGAGGATCTTTATCCAGTAACAATAGAAGAAGTATAGGCAATATTCATCAAACAAGCTTGACATAAAAAGCCCTCCAGCCTAAACTAGAGGGTGAATATAAAAAAAACCCTAACAAAAGGAATTTCTATGTCAGATTGTAGCGAAAAACCTCTTACAATAAAAGAACTAACATCTAAAGCCGGCAAAGCATCCGTTGCCAAGCTTACAAAAGAACAGTTAAAAGCTAGGGCTACTAAAGCTAGTCATGCGAGAGCATGTTATAAAGATTTGCCAAAGGCTAGCCATTCTGGGGAAATATTAATTAATGACCGGGTAATTGAATGTTTTGTGTTAGAAGACGGTACAAGATTAATAAATCAAACATCAATGATAAAAGCTATAGGGAAAGGAAAACAAAGTAGCAAGAAAAGAAGTGCAACCGGTCAACTTCCGGTTTTTTTGGATTTTAAAAGCCTTAGCCCTTTTATGCCGGACAATATATTAAGCTACTCCACTCCTATAGAATTTAGAAAACCAACAGGCGGGAAAGCTCAAGGATTTAAGGCTGAATTATTGCCGGAGGTGTGTGATGTATACCTGAAAGCTAGAGATGCCGGAGCGCTTAAGTCTAACCAGAAGCATATAGCAGTAGAATGTGACATTGTAGTTAGAGCTTTGTCTAAAGTGGGGTTGATAGCGTTAATTGATTCTTCAACCGGTTATGAAAAAGAGCGGGATCGTTATGAGCTTCAAAAATTCTTGTCTAAATATATTCAAGAAGATTTCATGCCATGGACAAAGAGGTTCCCAGATGTTTTTTTTGATCTATATAAAAAGATGTACGGTATTCCAAAGGAAGAGCGTTGTCATTCGCACGTTGGGTGTTTTATCAATCGTATGTATAACGAAATGGGCGAGGGAGTGCTTGAAGAGCTTAAGAAGGTTAATCCGATAGAAGAAAACGGAAAGAGAAAAAGCAAGCTTCATCAACACCTTACGGAGAATAGCGGAGTAAAATTGCTAGATAAAAAAATATTGCAAACAATAACTCTTATGAGGATTGCAGACAATAAGAATGATTTTGACAAATTATATGAAAAGCTAACGCTAACAGAAGAACGATAAGATAATGTATTAAAGCAAATTTATTGACTTACTTTAATATATTTATAGCCTACACCTTTACTTTTAAAAAGTAAAACGGTATAATAGGGACAGTTAAATTATATATAGGTTTCGTATATGGAGCTACTTTTAAATATAATGCTATTAATTTTATTAACCTTAACTTGGTATTATGGAAGGAAGAGAACATGATTATTTTATTAACTTTAGTCACGGTATTTTTGCTATATTTTATTATCAAAGATTTTATTAGCTTAAGATATTTATTAGTAGTACAGGAAAGGAAATATGAAGATTTACAAAGAGATCTTGAAGCTTTTGCTAAAAAAACAAGAGATGAAATTGACGATATAAAAATTGAGCTAGTAGGCTTTAAGGAATTTTAATAAAAGGGTAATTTATGAATATAATAAATATAATTGGAAGAGTTGGGCAAGAACCAAAACTATTAAATACTCAAAGCGGAAATAAATTCTATTCTTTGAATGTTGTTAGTAATTCAAAAAAGAACGGAGAAGAAAAAAGCACATGGTATAATTGCAGTTTATTCAATTATTCTGAAAAATTTATACAATATGTAAAAAAAGGTAGTGCTGTGATTATAACAGGGACATTACAAACTCCATATATTTACGAAGCTAGGGATGGAAGTAACAAGGTATCATTAGATGTTATTGTTAATTCTATAAATTTTAGTCCGTTTAGCGGAAAAAAAGAAGAAGAAGAAGAAGAATGGCAGGTTATTCAGGAAGGGCAGGCGAAGCAAGAAGCTGTTCAAATTGACGAGGATTTACCATTCTAATAATAAATAAAAAGGAGTTTGAAAATTGTTTAAAAGTTTAGGTGAGCAGAAAGCTTCTCTTTTAGAATCATTGCACAAGATAATTATTTATATTGATGATGATATTAGGAGCTTTGCTAAAAGAGTTGGAACGACAAGAGAATTTATCTATTCGCTTTTTTCAGAGAAGGGAACAGAGTTTACTTTCGAAAGGATCATTGATTATTTTGCTATATATGATTATTCCTTGAAGATAGTAGTGCAGAAAGAAGGAGAAGAAGCTAAGGGTTTTTTAAATGCTGATTCTAAAAAAACAATAAGTGAGCTAATAGACTTCTTAAAGAATGCAATAATAGAAGAAGAGGGAAGCCTAAAGAAGTTTAATGATAAGCTAGGATTTTCTGGTTATTATATAACGCTACTTTTTAATGGTACTAAGAAGTTTACGTGCGAGCGACTTTTTGATTATTTAGTAATGTATGGATATAGTATTGATATTGGGTTTACTAGGATAAATAATAAGATTAATCTTAACGAGATAAAGTCTTAAATATAGAAATGATGGATACTACATTGAGGAGCAATTGTTAAACAAATGGTTAATAGTTGGTAGTGATAGAAAATATATTAAAGAGTAGGGGCGTTGTTATGTTAGAAGTTAAATATAAAAAAATAGAAGATTTGATACCGTATATAAATAATACAAGAACGCACACAGAAAAGCAGATAAATGAATAAATAGGGGGTGTATAATGGCAAATCTAACAATGAAGCAGGAAACTTTTTGTCAGAAGCTAGAAGAGGGCATGACGCAATTAGAAGCTTATAAGTTTGCTTATAACGCAGAAAACATGACAGATAAATCTATATGGGAAAAGGCTTGTGTGTTAGCTAATAGGGTCAAGATTGTGGAAAGAAGAGAAGAATTAAGGGCGCCTGTGCTAAAGAAAATTGGATATACGATAGAGAAGCACTTAGAGGAATTGTATAGTTTAGCTGAAAAAGCAGCAGAGGCTGGACAGTTCGCCCCAGCAATGCAAGCAATAACAAATCGTGGAAAATGCTCTGGGTTTTATATTGAGAAGGTGGACCATACGACTAACGGTGAAAGTATTTCGCCTACTAGGATCGAAATTGTAGCTCCAAAGATGGACGTAGAAAAATAATAAAGTTAGTAAGAGCTAGCGCGACGGTGCGAAAAGATGCTACCTTGGTATCCTGCTCTTGTTTTAATCAAGGATTAACTTAAGGAGTTAAAATGGCTAAAGTATTAGTAAAAGCAATATGTGTTGTGTGTGGAAAAGAGGTTTTAAGGGACAAGTATAATTCAAGGTACTGTAAAAAAAATGGTATTAAGGTTGCTTGCTCCTCCGCTTGCCAATCATTTATAAAAAAGAAATTGAACGCAGAAAGAGCTATCGGTAAAAAATATGGAAGGCTTACGGTAATTAGACAAGATATTGAATCAGAAGGACATTGCCGTGTTATTTGTGAATGTGATTGTGGCAACATCGTTAATAAACCATTACACTTATTGAAAAAAGGAAACACGTCTTCTTGTGGGTGCTTACGTATAGAAACGATGAAAAAAAATGGACGAGGTTTGAAACATGGTCTTTGCTACAAATACAAAAAAGAATATTCGGCTTGGTCTGATATGAAACAACGTTGCAATAATAATAAAAATAAGCATTATAAAGACTACGGCGAAAGAGGAATATTAGTTTGTGAGAGATGGAATGATTTTAAGCTTTTTTTCGATGATATGGGGTCTAAACAAGAGGAGCAAAGCATAGACAGAACGGATGTGAACGGAAATTACTGTCCTGAAAATTGTAGGTGGGTAAATAATGATCAACAAGCAAACAATAAAAGAACCCATCACAACATAACATATAAAGGATCTACTAAAAATATAACTCAATGGTCAAAACATTTTGGTTTAGGAGTTAAAACATTAAGCTACAGACTTTCTGCTGGTTGGAGCTTGGATAATGTTTTTAGTAAAGAAAAGTTTGCAAGAACAAATGCAACTTCAAGGATTGTTTAGCATGGAAAAAGTAGCCAGAATAGAACTACCTCCTAAACTATTACCTGTATTTGCTCCACCTAGAGGCAATGTGAGGTATCGTTGCGCTCATGGTGGAAGAGGATCAGCAAAAAGTTTTTCTTTTGCAATGATGGCCGCAATTTGGGGTTATAGAGAGACTCTTAGAATATTATGTGTTAGAGAATTTATGTCGTCGATTAAAGACTCCTTCTTTGCAGAGCTTAAAAATGTAATTAATTCAATGCCTTGGCTATCCTCACAGTACGATATAGGTGTAGATTACATTAAAGGAAAGAACGGAACTTTATTTATATTCAAAGGTATCAGGAACAATTCATCTTCTATTAAGTCTCTTTCAAGTATAGACTTATGTATTGCTGAAGAATCAGAGCAGATTGGAGAGTCAAGCTGGCTAGACTTGGAGCCAACAATAAGAGCCCCTAAATCTGAAATTTGGTGCATTTGGAATGCAAAACTAGAAAACTCTCCAGTTGATAAAAGATTTATTAAAAATCCGCCAGATAATGCTTTAGTTGCTAAACTTAATTATTCTGACAATCCGTGGTTTCCTTCAGTTTTAGAGACCCAGAGATTAAGGGATATGGAAATAATGGATGCTTCTACATATCGGCACGTATGGGATGGAGCATATTTAAAGAATGATGAAGCGACAGTTTTTGCCGATAAGTGGGAGATAAAAGAATTTACGCCAGACAGGAAATGGGAAAGACCTTACCATGGATTAGATTTTGGTTTTTCTAATGACCCGACAGCAGGGTGTAAAGTTTGGATTCACGAGGAGAATTTATATATAGAATATGAAGCCTTTAAGATTGGTTTAGAATTGGATGACACGGCTTATTTCTTAAAAGAAAAAATCCCAGATATAGAAAAGCACGTTATAAGAGCAGATAATGCCCGCCCCGAATCAATAAGTTATTTAAAGCGTAAGGGCTTATCAAGGATAGAAGCTTGCAAGAAGGGTAAGGGAAGTATTGAGGATGGAATATCTTTTATAAAAAGCCATAGAAGGATATTTGTACACCCCCGATGTAAAAATATAATAGAAGAGCTTTCCCTATATAGCTATAAAGTTGATAGAGTAACAGGGGATATTTCCACTAATATTGTTGATACTTTTAACCATGGAATTGATGCGATTAGGTACGCACTTGAACAAGCGATGAAAGCCTCTAGGATCGACTATTCAAAATTAATTTGACTTTCATTATTAACATTCATAAACTAAGGTAAAATAATTATTTACCTTGGTTTACTATGCTTAAGAAATTCTCTGATGGTATTAAAAATATAATAAATGATGTATATAATACAAGAAGCCCTCTAAATACAAATACGATAGTAGAAGAACGAGTTTCATATGAAACTTTAAGAGCTATGTATAAAACAGGTATAGGCTCAAAGATAGTTAGGTTAAAGTCTGGCGCTAGCCTTAAAAATTCAATTCAATTCGAAAGTGAAGAGCAAGAAATTTATTATAATAAAAAACTAAAGAAAGCTGTTAAAGAAGCCGTTAAGTATATGATAGGTTTTGGACGTGGGATTATAGTTTTATATAATAAGGGCGAAGATTTATCAAAGCCAAGACTTGAGCCATTTAATCCCAAGATTACACATTTAAAAGTTTTTTCTGGAGATATGGTTAGTGTCGCAGAAACTAGCCGAGATTTAATGCACCCAAGATATTTTAAGCCTATTTATTATAGTATTAGGGGGGCTAAATTCCACTATTCAAGAGTTATAGATTTTACTTATTATAATCCACCCGAATTTGATAGCCCAGTTTATCAATATGGTGGAGTATCTGAATTTGAATTAATCCAAGATCAGTTTATTAGCGATAGTATTGTTGCTAGAGCTTCTACAACAATTTTAGAAAAGAATGCTAGTCTATTCTACAAAGTTAAAGACCTTAAGCAATTAATGATGGATCAGCAGGAAGACCTTTTAAAACGCTATATGGCAGAGGTAGAGAACGGCAGGTCAATCTATGGTGCTTGTCTAATAGATTCAGAAGATGATGCTTATGTCGTTAATCAGAACCTTTCTAACCTTGGAGATGTTGACACAATAACATTACGCAGATTAGCAATGGTCACAGGAATCCCTTTAGCAATCCTTGTAGGCGAAAACGTTAAAGGTATGAATTCAACAGGGGATAATGAGCTAAAGATTTATCAAGATATGATTGAGGCTTTACAAGAAGATTATATTGATGAGCCTTTAAATGAATTATTTAACAAGCTAGGTTTTGAGCATGTATCTTTCAAAGAAAATCAAGGTCGCACACCAGAGGACAGAATCGGTTTTGAGTCTAGCGTTATTGATAATGCTTTAAAGCTTTATAACCTTGGAGAAGACTTTGAGTCATATTTAAAAGAGTATGATGTCATTACCGAAGAAGATTTGACGGATAAATTTTTCCCAGAGGTAAATAATGAAGAGAACGCTCAAGTCGAATAAGCCAACAAATATAAAAGCACCCCTACCCTTAAAATCAGTAGAGAATACTTTTGCTAGGACTTTAAAGCAGATGATTGATCAGATGCACACAAGATTTATTAATCAAGCAATAGAGGGTATGAACAAGGGTACTATTGATAAATTTGAGGATTCACAGATTGGTAATTATGCGAAAATATTTCTAAATTTAGCCAAAAAAGTTGGGCGTAAGATATTAAGACAATTTTCTGATGATCGTATTGAGCGTATGGTTGAAGATATGACAGGTACAGTTAATAAAAGAAACCAAGATCTTTTATA